AGGTTCATTATCAATCAACATATTTTCCCTTTTCCTGCCGTTTTCGGTTGTAGGAGAATCAACTCGGCGTTTATGCTTGTGAGTTGTGCTTTTGCTCCCACTTCAACTGATCCAGGTGTTTTTTCTCGAACCTTCCATGTTCTGATGGAAAAGAACCAGACCACCCTTCTAACTTGAAGTTAGGAGCAGAAAGAATGCGGTTGGCTGTTTCACCGCACTCGCACCTAAAACTGATCGACTCATAATCAGTCAGTCTTTCGGTTTTATGCCCGTTTGCACAGGCAAAATCAAACATTCTTTTCATTCAATTCCTCGTATGCTCTCTCGCTGACCTCTTTCAAGGTTTTCAGCCAAGTTAGTATAGAAAGTTCGCCTTTTTTGAATTGTAGGCTTTGTTCGTCAAGGATAACAGATATATTATTCAACGATGAGATCATGGTGTCAATATCTTCTACCAAGTCTTTCCATCCATCACTTCCCATCATTGAGAAGCGATCTTCGTAATACTTTTGTAGGTCAGGAGTCACAAGTTTCCTTAAAAGAACATTAAAAAGTTGCTATTACTGCCACTTGGCGCAGGAGGTGCAGTGAAAATCCACCCAGAGTTATTACCCCCGTCTGTGGAGTTTGCCCCTGCATACCATCCCGCCCCACCAGTAGCTGTAGACCTGCTAATAGACAGAAAATCAGAACTTACAGTACCGCTTGCCTTGGACAGCGTATGGCTTGCCGCCGTTACAGAGCCAATGGTTATCAGGTTTCCTGCCGTACCTGACAGACTGAAACTGCTGAACGTGCTGGTTGTTCCAGCGGTAAATAGGATTGACGCTGGTTGAACTGTATTTGTGATGTTGCTAAATGTGTTTGAGCCTGTGATAGTCAAAGCACCAAGGCCACCTTGGTTAAGTGTGCAGTTGAACGTAGAGCCACCGCCAACAAACGTCTTGGCGGTTGCGGCAGTCATGGAAATTGTGCCTGTTCCTGTTCCTGCCGTTGTGGTGAAGTTAGTAGGGTTAGCGTTGTTAAATGATGTTGCACTAGCTGTTGGACAGACTAATGTTCCACCATTAAAGGTTAAATTCTTTGTTCCTGCAATAGTTGAAAATGCTGTGCCAACAGTATATGTAAAGCCATTTAAATCTAATGTTCCGTTTATTAATAATGTAGCAACAGTTGAACTTTGCGTCAAAGCATCTTGCAAAGTAACCGAACCACTTAGATTGTTAATTTGTATTTGTTGCGTAAATGTTTTTGCAGAACTTGTAATTTGTTGTGTAGTGCGTCCGAAAAACGTAAGTGCGCTTGCGCCAGATATAGTAGTACCCGTGCCATTAATCCAATTGCCATAAATTGATAAAGAGTTGCTACTGTTTGTTAACGTCATAGTGTTTGACGTTCGTAATGACATATCTATTGTGCCAATGTTGTATGCGGAGTTAACAGTTGTTGTAGAACCAGAAGCGGGATATGTAGCCGCAGGGAATATCGCTGTATCTTGTGCTAGTGGGAACTGAGTTGCATCTAATGCACCGCCTGATGTAGCAGACCAAGAACCTGAACCCGTAGCACCCCAATTGGCAGAACCTGTTTGACCATAATAAACAGTCTTAGCCGCAGGGAATGTAATACCGCTGTTGCCTTTGCAATCCCCAAGTCTTGTTCCTGACAACGTACCATGCGCCCCTGCTATTGTGATGTCTCTAAAATCAACATCAGTCATAGCGGCAATAGATGCACAAGTTAATGTGCGTGTAGTACCAATAGTGTTAGATACAATCGCTGTGCGATATGCCGCCGCAGTACCAGCACTAACTGTAAGTGTGCCGTTGATTGTTTGGTCTGCGCTAATGCGAAATCCGAATGCGCTAGAACCAACAGTAGTCCTACTTGCTATAAATAAGTTATTAAATGTATTTATCCCTGCTATTGACGGCGCAGATAGTGCAGTTGATGTAAAAGATACGTTGTAAAAAGTTTGCCCACCACCGTTTATAATAGCACTTGAATTCGCGCATGTTATCAGTGATGTGCCAGCGTTAAATGTAAGATTTGTAGATGTAGTAAAAGTAACAGCGGCATTTGAATTTAGACTAATAGTAGAGGCATTTAAATTTATAGTTCTAATGTTTGAATTGGAAGAAGCAATTTGATTACAACTTATAGCATAGTTTCCAGATGATGAAGTATCAAAAGTTCCGTTAGTTACTGTGATTGTTTGACTTGTAGCAGTTAAAGCACTACCTAAAGTCCAGCCACCACCAACGCCATCAAACGTAACAGCCGCACCAAACGCGACGCCATTGGTAGTTACAGTTTTGCCAGTTGTTGTAGCGTTAAATGTCGTTACGCCTGAATAAGAACGGGTAAAGTTTGTGGCTTGAAATGTGAGACTGCCTGATACTGTCAATCCAATAACCGTACCAGCAAGTGTCATTACTCCATCAAGCCCTGACGCTGTAAAATCATTACAGACCCTTGGCGTGTTAGCCATAGTGACTGTAAATGCACCCGCTCCTACGTTTGAGTTTGCATCAAAAAATACATTATCTGCCGCTGTTGGGACAGATGCACCACCAGCCCCGCCTGATGACGCAGACCAGTTAGTTGTGGTTGTGCTATCCCAAGTGCCTGTGCCCAGAATCCAATATCTGTCCGCCATGGTTTATTCCGCAATCACGGGGTTGCCATCAGCATCTAGCACGATATTTCCATCGGCATCCAACACAAAGTTTGGCGGTGGCGCAGTAATTATGGCAACCCAGTTATCAAACCTTTGCTGTTGCATGGCATCGATTTCAGCTTGTGTTAGCCCGTGATCGTCAGGCAAATGCAAGGCATCAGAGAATGTGCCATATTGGCTAGAAAAAGAAAAGTCAATCTTCATGGTCATGCCTGTGTGGTTACTGCAATCACATCCCAACGTGTATTGTTAGCGTTGTATATACAACCCACATACGTTGTTTTGCTTGCTGTTGTCGTTGTTGGCAAAGTTACGCCAATGACTGTGTAGGTTGCATTCCAGGTCAATGCCCTACCAGTTCCATTGTCCAAAAGCCTAAATATCAGCTTCTCTCCATTTGTGGGAGTGCCAATAGGCGCATTGATTGTTAGTGCTGATGCCAGGGCTGTATATGCGTAAATGTCTCCAACAGACACATCAGGAGTTAAAGTGGTAGCAGTTGCTGCCGTAACAAATCTTGGTTGAATGCGTTTATTGGTTAAAGTCGCAACTCCTGCCTCGCTAATTCCAGCACCCCCAGAAGTAACAAGTTTTATTCTCTCTTGTAACTCAGGTGCAACTACTTCACCAACATTCAACTCTTTACCTGTTGACAAGGTAATAACCAAAGACCCATCAAAGTCAATCTTGGCATCCCTTACAGATACACCATCTTTACCATCTGCTCCGTCTTTTCCATCCCTACCATCTAACCCATTCTTGCCATCTACACCTTGGCGACCATCAGCACCCTTGTCGCCTTTATCTCCCTTGTCACCCTTCTCAGGAACAATAGACTTGGCAACCTCTAGTTGTGCAGTGACCTTGTTCTCCATCACTTTGATGGCCTCAACAATCAGGTCTACATTGTCTTGAATAGCCGTTTCTTCTTGCTGGCGCATAGCCACCAAGGTTTCTTCCATCTTATTGATGGCATCTAGCTTCTCATCAAAAGATGAGTCTGTTGACTCAATACTCTGGATAAGTTCCTTGATATTAGCCATTCTTTAGACCATCTGTAAGTTTGGTAAGGAAGTCTTGCTTAACTTGTGACTGAGCATTTACCTTGTCAGCCATTTGCAACTCAACAATCTTGGACTTGTTCTTGATGTCAGCTTCTTTGAGCATCAAGTCCGCAATCTTGACCCGCTTTTCAAACTCCCTTTGATTGGCTTCATCCTCATTGGGTAGATTCTTGGTCAAAGATGCACTCATCTTGGCTTGCACTTCTTGAGGCATCAACTGAGTCTCAACCTGCAACTTCTGTGCTTCTGCACGATTCTGTTCAGCTTGAGTAGTTTGAACTGCAATTTGAGCCTGTGCAGCTTGAAGTGCCAACTGCTGTTGTACCTGGGCCATCTCATCTGCTTGCGGATTAGGCTGGCTCATCTTGTCCAACTGCTCCATCAACTCATAGCGGTTGGTCAAAGAAGAATTAGCCAAAACACCTTTGAGAATCAATGGCAACACAGGAGTGTTAGGGCCAAGAGTCTGGAGCAAGCCAATGAACATCTGTTGCTCATGCTCACGGGCAATGATGCCCAAGGTGGCAGTAGGAATGAAGGTCATGTCCACTGAAGGGTAACGCTCTGGGTCAAACTGCATATACCTGAAAGCCGCCTTCTGAATGAAGGGGATTAGGAAGTCTTCTTGGAAGTTCACCAAAGTACGCTTGTACTTCTTGATGATGGTAGCGACTGCCATAGACATACCACCTTGGCCCATGTCTCTAGCACCAGCACTGACCATGCCTTGAGAATCCAAGGTTCCCGTGGATTGCAGGAGCATACGCTCAAAATCCTTGGCAGTGGTTAAGTTGTTGCCATCAGTCTGCCCAAACTTGAAGGGATACAGAATCTCTGAAGGTGCGCCATTGGTAAGAATGGCTTTTCCAGGCTTGACTTCAAACTTAGCCCCACGGGGCAGACGGGTTGCATCCATTGCAATCATGGGGCTGGTGGTCAGCGCCAATGAATCCAAGTGAGAACGAATCTGAGCATCAATAGCCTTTTGCATATTGAAGGCTTTTTCCACTGTGCCACGCCCAAGCAGACGATTGGGAACAGTGTCATCTTGGTAGGTCAGAACAGGGCGATCCTTCATCATGTAAGGATTTGCCTCTGCTTTGAGCAACTGCCCATCATTGGCAATCACAACGATGGCCTCAACCATGTCTGAATATTCTTCAGCAGCGGAACTCTCAGGAAACAAATCAACAATATTCCTGTTTTCCTCAAGGTTCTCTAGGTACTCACGGGGAACCAGACCATAGTAGGTGAGCAAAAGTACTTTTTCATCCTGATACTGGCTCACTTCTTGGGTGGGTTCTAGGTCAGTATCTTCATAAGTGGGCGTAATGTCTACTTTGCGGTAGATTCCACGCTCAATGCCTTCAACAATCTTGTGGATAGAAATGTATTTCTCTATCGCCACCCCCATACAGTCATCGACTGAGGTTCCATTCGGGTCAAAAAGGAAGTTCTTGGGATTTACAGGTGAAATCTTGACAGAAATCCTGTCTTTTTCCACTACGCCAATAGCAGCTTGGCCCATTTGCCCAGGGATTGCCTGAGTAGAGGGCACAAACTGCTTTTCAGTCTTAACGACAATCTCGCCAATGCCTGTGCCGTAGATTTCTGCCATCAACTCAATGGCATCAATGGATTTACGAATCTTGTCCCGCTTGAAATCCTCCATTAACTGGGCTTTTAGGATGCCCACATCGATGGGGTTGTTGTTCACATCCCGAATGTCATCTTGAATGTCAAAGAACTCGCCTTGACCAAAGATAGCTTCCATGATCTCAGCATGGCGAGTCTCTACAGCTTGTTGGGTGGCAGGGGTTACGATGCGGGAACGCTCAGACTCACGGGTCTTGTCTTCAGATGCCCACTGTCCACGAAAGATTCGCTCGTATTCAAGCCAATCTGGAAGGAAGTTGGTATCTCTGTAGTCACGCCAGCGGTTGCAATGGTCAGTAACAAAATCAGTTAGGTCTTTATCAGCCTCAGTAGGCTCATAAAACTCACCTTGTTCTAGCTTGATTTCTTTATCTGTTGCCATTAAACCCCCGATATGATGTCCACAGGCTCCCACTCTTCATCTTCTTCGGCCTCAAAGTAAGATGTTACAGCCAATTGATCGATATAACTCAAAGCATCAGGAAGGTCATCATGTACGCCA